TGTCGGCTTGCCCTAAATATTCTTTCACTACAAAATCATAGTCTAGGTTATTCATTGATGCCCAAAACCTTAAAAATGCTTCACGTTGTATATTTATTGGGTCTATTGCTGATACGCTCATCACTTTCCTCCAAACTTCTTATTCTCTCTTGCATATCTTTATACGTTCTTACAAACCCTATTCTGCACCTATCTAAATCATTTTCTAGCATTTCTATCATTTGGCATATAGGGTTTTCAGACTGCCCTATAATCGGTCGCATACAATATACTGGATGGTTGCCCCCGAATTTTTGCTTATGGGCAAGTTGTACCTTTTTTAATGTATCTTGGATTTTACTTGTGACTTGGTCAAAAGTGGTTATAGACCCATCAAAATTCACGCTCTGTGACATTGTGGTAAACAGATGTGGGTTATTTCTTTGGTACTCTAGCTGTTCATACCCAGTCATCACTGCTCCTTATGTGGGTTAGGTTTGGTGGGTGGGGCTTCGGCAAGTAGACCACTTGGGCGTTCATATCCTGAACTCTTACGCTACCTGCCAAACCGCCAACCACTATGTTTGATTGTAGATAAAACGGAGGTGCGTTTGTACTTTCGCCACACCCGTTAAATGGTCGGGTGGGTAGGGATTTAACCTACCATGTGAGTTATTCCCTAGACTATTCACTCACGCCTCCCCGTACTATCTACAATCTTTTAATGTACTTAGTTGCTAGGGGCAGGACTCGAACCTGCGACTTCCGCCGACTAGTAGCCTACTGTTGCTTGTCTCATCTACGAGCGAGTGCTACTACAACAGTATTAGCAGATACTAGCCATGCGGACCTCTAACCATCTGAGGTACCCTAGCATGTTGGCTTCTTTTCGCTAAGGTAAAGTTATATAAAAGACCTAGCCCTGACAGATACTTCGTATAGCCCACAGAGCCACGCTATACACCAACTGATTAACTTAAAACCTTATAACCTATCTCCTTAAATATAAACGAGTGTGCCTTGCATATATCCAGTTTATTACCTGACCTGTTTATCATGGTGTAGGTGGCTGGATTCGGACAATCGTTATCGCAAATCATAATTAAAAGCACCTTGCTTTCATTTCTTCCGCACAATCGTTCCAGCCCTTGATGTAGTGCTTGGTAGTTGTCTTGCCTCTTAACACTCCGTTTTTATCTACCGACCAACAATCTTCAGCATAAACTCGTTTATTAAGCGGTATCTTACTTCCTGCCCCATATCTTTCACTAGGTATTCGGGATATAAGATAGTCATGTAGCTGTTGTTTGAAATGCTTAACGATAAACTTATAGAAGATTTTGTCTTTCATTACTCTAACCACTCTGGGGTAAACCCTCTATCAGTTGCTTCTTTAAGAATTAAACGGGCTATCTCATTAGCTACATCTGCTTTAATTAAACTCTCTGTCATATAGAACAATAAAGTTTCATCACTTACTCTACTAAGGTCTATTTCTTGACCGTTTCTTATTTGGGCTTCTGAGATGTCGTATTGTTTGCCTCTGTTCCACTCGTTATTGCTCATCTCATACCCCACTGTGGGTCTTGAGTTTCTTGAACTTTAAAATTAGGTTTTTGTTCCCCGAAGTACGGCTTGACTTTTAACCCATCTACTTCTGCCGTTATCTCTACGTCTTGACCATACACTTCATCGCCTAGGATTTTATCTACTGCGTAACCTGTTAAAAAGTAAGTTCCAAAGAATACCGCTAACAGAAGTACGGTTATTGTTACAATTTGTTTAATCATGACTATCTCCTATCTTATTTAATTACCACCAGCGGTGGGCTATCCAAAATTGGTAGGCCGCTTCCCAACTACCGTACCTTGTCATAGCATAGTTCGTGAACCATGCGTCTTGGCAAGCGTAGTCCGCTCCACAGGGTAGCTTAGAGCCAGGGCAGGCCTGTCCGATACCCCTACAGCCAATGCTATTAACCGCATTTGGGTTGTTACCCGATTCATGCTGGTAAATGAAAGCTTTGGCCTGATTAGCTGGTAGGCTATAGACTTGCTTTGTGGCCTGCGCAGAGCTTGTCTGAGCCGTTTGAACTGCTTGAGCCTCTGCTAGTACCATTGCGGATTCTTTCTTGGCCTGGAGCTGTTTTTCTAACTCTTGCTTCTGCTTGTTAAGGTCGTCGATTTGCTTTTGCTGTTCGACGTTTATATTACTCTTGGTTTCCAGCTGTTGTAGCTGATTCTGCACTTGGGTTTGTCGGACCCTTAATTCTGCTTCTAATTTTGCTTGGTGGGTGTACTGGTAGGAAAACATGTAAGCTGTTAGTCCTACTAGTGCGAGTAGTAATGCTAGGGCTACTCTTTTAAGGTTAGTTTTTCTCACGATTCGCTTCTGTTCAGAAACTTTTTGTCCTTGTTTATACCTAGTCACTATTATACCCCCCTAGCGGTTATGCAGGGCGATATAAAGTAACGCTCCCACCATTGATACAGAGAATGTACCAGCTAATATTTTGTCTACTGGTTGTAAAAAGTACATTACTCCTGCAACTGACAACACTGATAACGCTAACAGCACGATTACATAAACTAGAGTGTCTAGCTTACTATTTGATTTATCTTTCTTAGGCACGACTATCTTTCCTTTCGTTATTTAACTGTACAGCCATTGTAGCACGACTTGTATATATATGTCAAGCAAATAATAGAAAACCGCCTAGGAGGGTAAGCACCTAGACGGTTGCGCTTGGTAGATAGTCAGACCAAAACGCACTTCTATTATACACGGTAGTTGTCGGGATGGGCTAGCATGTAGTCCAGCTCGGTCTTACTATCTGCAATAACCTGTTCTAGTTCTTCCCGTTTGTTGGTGCGGATTATCTTAGCCCGCAACTTCAATTCTTTCAAGATACTATCGCCATACTTTTTAACGATGCCTTTGCGGTAGCGCTGTAACATCTCCTCCTTATCAAGCCAGGCGTTACAGTGGGCGCATTGTAGGTTGCAATTAAACTCGTCATAGCGTAGCTCTTTGCAACCCCTCCCTATAAAATGCCCCAGGTTAGCTCCCGCATGCCAGGTGTCGTCCAGTATAATCATTGACCTATTACAAGTGATACATTCGCCAGTCCACTTCTCACCATCAAAGTTACTATCCCTCAGTCGGATGTATCTGCTAAATGCTTTGTCGGCTTTTTTGGTAAGGGCGGGGATTGTCTGCTTGGGGCGCTTCTTGTTAGTCGCCTTAAGGGTTGTTTTACGCTTCAGTCCTGACTTGGTTTTTAGCATTGGTTGTCCTTGTTTGGGCGCTCTTTAGTTGAGCCTGTTTAATTTTATCTTTACTCATAATAGCAAAACCAGTCTTAGACTTCATTAGCGAACGCCTACGACGCATTTCTGCCTTATAGCCCTCAAGACCACCATACTTTTTAATCTGGGTAGCCTTAGTCTTTTTTAATCTCTCAGGTATTTCTTTTGTCATTACCTACTCCTAAAATGGTATTTGGTCGAGGTTTATTGGCTCGTCATTATCTGGAAAGTCATACTCTGGGTCAACTTTAGTCTTTAGTTTGTTGGCCATCTCTTTAGCTTGTTCGTATCCAGTTTTCTCTGTGCTGGATTGTTCTATTGGTGTTGCGCCAGTTTCGTCTAATAGCTCGGCTAGGTCGCCATCAGAGGCACTGTTAGCACCCTTTTCAACCACTACGGCTGTTAGGCTAGAGCTGACACCCTTACCAAACTTGTTTTCCCACTCAAAAGCGCTGGCTATCAATGAGATTCTTGCGCCGAAGCCTAGGTTGTTCATTGTTAAACCGTTAAGACCAGCAAAACGGGTGTAGTCGTTAATCTTAAAGGCGTACTGTTTCTTACCCTCATACTCTTTGAAGTTGGGTATGCCAGCTTTGTCGCCCTTGCCAATCTTATTAGCCACTACCCAATCGGTAATCTCTTTTTCAACCGCTTTATCGGTAACGCCAATAGTAATACTCTTACCGAACCCAGTGTCATCAAGGTTGGCAAACACCACCTCAACACCTCGTAACTTAATTTTTGCTGTATCTTCGTCCATATTATCTCCTTACTTATTAAATATTTCCATTACTAAACGAACATCATCTGTGATTGGAGTTACCTCCCTCATCTGTTTAAACTTGCTGTATCTATCGGCTTCTGCTTTCGGCGTGGCTCGATACTTGCCTTGCTCCTGAATCTTGCGCCTTGCCCTAGTGATTGTTTCTGGCATCAAGGCCTTACTCTTAAAAAACTCCTTAAAGTGCTGGTCATAGTCGTTGTCCTGCAACCACCAAACGGCCATGATTAGCTTGCGGTCGCTATCCCTAGTCGCTGGCCATGTCTTCAAAGCTCGTTCTACATACCAGGCGATGTTCATAACTTACCATCCTTAAACAACTTGTAATAGTCTAAGCTACAAGGCTCACCGTTATAGTAGTAACCGTTGTAAGCCTCTTTCGCCATAAAACCGTTCTCTTTGTCGGCACAGGTACACTTTGGTAATGTCTTAGCTTCCCAGTGTCCGTTCAGGGTGCGCCAAAACTCCACTACATCTTTCTCTAGGTCGGGTGTCCACATTAGTTTCTGCTCACCCATCATCAAGGTATCTTTTTCTATCTTACAAATCCTTGCCTCTGATAGCTCGTATTGGTTCGGGTCGCTCAGTCCAGCTACTAAATCAAGCCCAGCCTTACGAATCATATACATATAAGTACCAAGTTGCATGCGGTGGAAGTGGCTCATGGTGTTGCCGTTCTTCTTTGCCCACATAAAACTCCTGCTATTAACAGTTTTATAATCATATAGGATGAGGTGTGCGGTTTCGTCAATTACGGCGAGCTTGTCGTCGTTCATAGTCACTACTGTTTTAGATGGGTCAGATATTAGGATGAGGTCGTCAAAGTGTCCGCGAATCATTAATTCTTCGTCCTGTAGTTCTACTTCTTGGGCGATACTGACACCAGCTTTCTTAGTTAGCTGTTGTATCCAGTCGTGGAATATGTGTCCTGACGTAAATACACGCTGTCTGCGGGCGTCTTCGTTGTTTTTGGGTACACCAAGCCTTTCAAAGATTAACTTGCGCTGGCAGTACCCTGCGGAGCTTGCAGACCAATAATTTCCATAGTCCCGAACCTTCTTGCTTTCTTCTAGCAAGTAATTGTCTACGATTGTTCTAACTCCAGTTTCATATAATGACATTGACTATCTCCTTACCTATAATACTAGCACAACTTATATCATTATGTCAAGTTAGATTTATATGTGGCTCGTCTTAACCTTAATAATTTTCTTAGTTTTCTTAAACATATTTGGTCGACGTAAGTTTGTTTGCGCCTGAGTAAGTCTGTTATTGCTTGTTCATCTCTTATTAGTTCCAGCACTTCTACTAATTCTTGGTGGCTTTTTTCAGCCCGCTTGGTGTAGTCTTGCATGTTTGTTCCTTTTTAATATTTTAATACGAACGATGTTTCGGCGTAGGGTCGGCTGACTTTGCTCTTCGTTACTAGCACCTGAACCTTATGCCCTATCTTTATGCCGTCTTTGGTTATTAGGTCGGCTTTGGTGGTGTTTAATTGGATGCGGAGGCTGGCGGCGTATTCTATCGCCTTGCCCCCTGGCGTGTAGACCTTGTCGCCGTAAGGGTTAAAGGAATCTCGTAGTTGGTTAATCAGCAGTAGAGTGCAACCGCTCTTGGCCACCACCTCTGGCAACCTACGGCTGAATATACTGTTCATAACTTTTCCCTTAACACCTACAACGTGGTCGCCTATCTCGCTCTGGGCTTCGGTCTTAGTGATTGTCCCCGCCACGCTGTCCAAAATTATAACCTCGTACTTGTTTAAGCTGTCCAGTATTATCTGTCCGATGTCCTCTAGTATGCTGGTCGAAGTAAAGTCAATGTGGTTAATGTCCGCACCGAGTTCAACCAGCCTCACCTTGTTTAGAGCATTTTCGGCATCCATAAATAATACTTTATGGTCTTTGCTTATCTTAGCTAGCATGTACATCATCAGAGTAGTTTTACCAACGCTCTTCTTGCCGTACAGCTCTGTTATTCTACCCCTAGGGTAGCCACCCGTTACTTCGTCTATCTCTTTAACTCCAGAAGTGATGAACTCAATCTCTGGGTAGTCTACCATTGGGTGTATCTGGTTAGGCTCTGCTTTAGCTTTTGGTTTTGCCTTAGCCATTTAATACTTCTTTGTTCTTCGGCTTATTCTGCCACCCTTTTGGCCGACATATCTTGCTCGTTCTTTACCAGTTAGTCCGTCTTTACCTTGTAGTTGGCAAGCGAAGCCACCTGTCTTACCATTCTTGCCTCCCTTGGCTCCGATACCTTGCATAAATTCTTTCACTGCTTCACGACTACCGTGCTTTGCTATCATTGTTTCTAACCATTGTGTGTTTGGTCTACCTGACACTTTATTCTCCTTTACTCATTGCTATTGTTGGCTCTTCTTCCAGTAAATACATCTCATGCTCCATACAGTAGTATGGTTCATTAGACACGTTTAATGTACAGTTCCAGTGGTCCATAGGTTTCATCTATGACTCTCCTTTTCTGCCTTGCGGACTTTACGCCTTAGTTGTTTATTCTAGTAGATGACTATCTTCTAGTAGGTTAAGCTTACTATGTTATGTTGTGTTATACAATATAGTATTTTATTATTTGTTATGTTTTAGTATGTAATATTTTTAACCATAGAGCCACCTTACCCTGTAGCTAGGATTATGTTAGATTGGCTTTACGGTTTAAAGTGGTGCGCTGGTTCATGTGCATAGCGTTAACCCAGTTGACGTTTAGGTGGCATTTAATCAGAGCTGGGGTTTTCTGCTTTGAACACGATACCCTATCGTTACAGCGGTACTTTTAGCTTTTTATAAGTGCTAGGGACTTAAGTTTGTAAAGTTCTGCAACTATTTGTCTTGACATTTAGGATTTGATTGATACAATTTAAATATATCAAACGAAATGCGCCCGCAAGGGCGTTTTCTATTTGTCTTATATCAAACGAAATAGTTAATTTAAACTTACATTATTCGCCCGTTATTGTCAATTATAAAATGCTATGCTTAAATAAAACTGACAGATTTGCACCTTGTTACACCCATATAAGCAACTCACACAACCTTTCTTTTTAAATAAATAGCTCCACACTACAAAAACAAAAAGAAAATAAAAAACCACCTAGAATCTGCGGTGGTCTTTTAAAGCTACTTACAATACACCAATGATACTAACAATCAAGTATATTCCACTAGCTACTATTAGAAACCCCATTATTACTTGTTCCATACTTTTAACGCTCCGTCCTTTACAGCCTGGTCGACTGAACTTTCATTTAAAATTAAGACCTCTTTGTCAGTTGTTACTTTGATTACGCTCGGCACTACGCTTTTAATGCTATCCTGAGCCACGTAGACGTCATTTAAACGTGTTTGTTGGTAAAACCCGATACTTGTACCAACTATCAAACCAACCACGCTAAAACCTAAGATTATTAAAACTCCCACAATCGTTACAAATCCTTTGTCGTTCATTTCTTAACAGCCTTTCGCACTTTCGGTGCTGTTACTAACGTTCTGCACTCTATATTCCGCCCCTTAGCCTCTGTCTTAAACGCTCCGCACTTCCAACAGTAGTCAGGTCCGACTTGCTGTTCAGTAGTCCAGCCGTCGTCAGTTGCAACGTCTACGTCCTCAACAAAACTATGCTCACCTATTTGAAATACTTTAATTTGTTTCATTTAAAAACCTCTCTTTGTTATTTACTAAGTACAGCAGTGTTTCTAGGTCATCATTTTCTAGCTGTTTTTCTAGCATGCCCGCAAACTCTGTGTTTGGATACTGGTCAATTAATTCCGCCACCGTTTCCAACAGCAGTGTGTTTACATTATTGGTCATTTAAAACTCCTGTACTTCAATTAATTTACTACTAAACCTATGCTTTAAGGCGTTGAGCTTATCGCCCGCCCGCTCCAACACTGGTATTAGCGTATAAAGCTCAATCGTTTCAACCATTAAGACTGGGTCAAAGTTGCGGTTATCATTAGCCAACACTTCGCACATTGATTCTATCGCCAACACCACGCCCGCAACAGGTTCATTTCTACACTCATTAAGCGCCTGAGCAAAACCAATTGCCACTAGGTTATAATCTGTTCTTCTCATTTCTGCAACTCCTCAATCTCCTCTTTTAACTTCTTTAGTTCCATTTCTTTTAACGCCATTTTATAACCATGTTCATAACCTAGGTCATACATTTTCTGGTAGTCGCTTTTCATACTCATTTTGCAAACTCCTTTACTAACTCATTAGCTTTAGCTACTAATTCTTCATCATATATAGTTTGTCCAATGATGTTATAGCCGTCATTTAATACATCAATGTAGCCATCATGGATAATTATTGTTTTTTTCATTGCCTTATTCCTCCGTCTCATATAAGTGATTGATAAATTTTGCTGTTGCGGTGGCGTAATTATTTTCTGCTTTAACCATTTCAGGATATTTTTCACTGTCTAAAAACCCTCCGCCAATGCCCATTACCTCTAGCATACGTTCATACATACTATGTAGTTCCATGATTACATTTTCTTTTATAACCTGTTCATGGTCTGCACCACATTCAAAACACTTGCCAAAATATTCATTAAAGTCTAGATGTTCACAATTTGCCATTTTATACCTCAATTCCTAGTTGCTTACAATAATCAACTTCTGTCTGATACAACTCATTAGTGCCATTAGTGCCAATAATAAACTCTAAGTCTTCCATTAGCACTTGTTTAGCTTGTTTCTGTGTAATATTCTCATAATCTGTTTGACTATCTTTATCCCACTGCAAAAATTCTCTATAATCTTTTAGTGCTTGTATATAGTTCATCTTATGCCTCTACTTCCTCTGCATTATCAACCGTATAATCTCTGTCATTACATTTATATTCAAATTCATCTATCCCATTTTGTTCTAGTTCATCATATAGCCACTGGCTAGCTTCTTCTGCTGTTTCTGCCTCTATATGAGTTGCCTTGCCATAAACCGTATAACTAAAACACACTGTAAATGTTTTCATAATTAAACCACTTCTACTAGATAATTATTTGCTTTAGTTATCCATAAAGTATCACCATTACTAGCAACTAGCGTTATGCTATATGACATACTGCTATCCACCAAACCTATTACTTCTTTAGGTTGATAAGTTGCTAAAATTTCATTATAGCTAGACCATTTTGCATTGCTACAACTTTGGTATAATTCGCCTAATGTTTTGGCACTGTTGTTTTTTAAATAGTCTAGGTGTCCTTTACTAACCTTTTTAATGCCTGTTATGTTATATAAAGCATTTTTACTGTTATATTCTTTAATTCGTTCTTGCTTATTCATAATAATTAAGCCCCTTGTCTTTAATTAGTTAGTTAAAATAGTTTAAGTTGTCTATCCTTGTAGATAGCATACTTGTTAATTGATATTTTTCAGGGTATGTCATATCAGTAGCACTTACTAAGTCTTTAAATTGTCTTAGCTCTTTTTGTCCCTGATTTTCGTATATCTTACCGCTGTTTATCTTATTTTGTAGCTTAGTAATAATTTTACTAGCTTTATTATCTAATTGCTTATATGTTGCCATTTTGTACGCTCCTTAGTCGTTACTTATTTAATAATTGTTGCTAGTGATGACGTCGTGCACGCCTTTGTGGAATCGAACCACAATATAAGCACCCTTAGGGCTTGTCCAGCTAGCGTGAAACACGCCACCACAGTTGTTATTTATAATTTTATGGCAATTATTTTGCCGTCCGAACGTGTAATAAATACAAATTCGTCCATTTTATTAGCTCCTTTTTGTATTAGTCATCCAGTGTATAACTGGTTGCTAGTAGCACGTACAATATATAGCCGTTTACCTCATGTGCAAAAGTGAGACTATATATTGCCAGTTGAATATACAAGCTTTAAAACGCCCTTGAGTTCGCAAACCGTAAGAACTCTGCTTATATATCCAGTTACACACTGGAAAAGGTGTTGCGGGCTAAGTATCAGCGGTACTATGCTTATTATATAGTGACCTGTTCTGTACTTTCGCCCCACCCATTTAATGTACTGATTAAAGGATTGACTATCTTTTAACCTAACTCTAGTTTAGCACAACATAATAACTAATGCAATAGTAATATTCTAAAGTTATCCACAGGCAAACAAGCGTCACGGACTAACAGAGGTAGAACCACAGACAACCAACCGCAACACCACAAAAAAGAACGAATGTATTATAATAGGGTATATATGACACTTAAACAAAACAGCAAACTAGTATTAGATGAGTACGCAATGCAAATTAAGAAGAACGCAACAGAAGCATACAGGGCTATACACCCAACCGCAACAGATGTAACCGCCCGCACCAACGCACACAAACTATTAAACAAACCAGAAGCCCAAATATACCTACAAAAACATATTGATAAGGCAAGTAGCACGATTGTTACGCTGTTAGATAGTGAAAAAGATGATATTAGACTGAGGTCAGCAACAGACATACTAGATAGAAGCCACGGCAAAGCTACTCAAAGGGTAGAAACCAGTTCAAAGGTGTTAACAATCAGTATAGACTTGACAAGTACAGAGGACTAACAGGGATAGAACATTGTATTATAATGTCGTACAAGATACCTTTGACGACATCTATCTATAAATAAATAAAATAAAATAATAAATTAACAGAGGTAGACTAGCCTATACCCCCCATTAGCCCGCCTTTTACAAGCTACTCCTGTCTATCTATATATAAGAGAAAAAAGAAGTATCTTCACCTGTCTGTAATATGCAGAAATAGCAACTAAATTCACCCTTTTCTGTAAAAAACTAGCCTAAATATACAATCTATAATATACTTAGTAATATAACAGATAAGGATTTACAGGGTTCACCTATGAAGAAACAACTAAGTATCACAATCAGCCAAACAAGTTACGATTTACTGCTTAAAGACAGGCGTAATATTTCAGCCTACATTGAGGATTTACTCCGCAGCCAGTACGTTGAGGACAACAAAACATCTATTGCCAACAACCTTAAAGCCAGCCTACTAAGCGATAAACAGTTCATTAACACTATCTTTGAAAGAGTCCACGAGAAGGAGGCTGAGGTGAGGCGGTCGCTGGATAATATACCAGAGTTCTAAATATGCTATAATCCAATTAAAACCAATACTCTTAAATAAAAGTTACTTGAAATAAACTTAAACAAGGAAAATAGAATGTCAAAAGAATGGACTGACGCCGAGAGAAAAGCCTTCGGTGAAAAAATGAAAGCAGCTAAATTAAAGAAGCAAACAGAACAACCCGCCCCAGAAGTAGAAACGACCATCCAGAACGACGACTACAACACGCTTAAACAACAGGTTGAGGAACTTAAACAACTTATAGCCCAGCAAGCGAAGCCAGCCCCCACACAAGGCGCCCAGATAACCACCACAGGACTTATCGGCACCTTACACAAATACAATACCGACCCCAGCTACTACCCAGACTTTACAGACCGACTAGCCAAGGAACCTCGCTTAAGCAGATTCGCTTTCGGAGAGAACTGGGAACTAGAATTTAGCGTTAAAACTTCCGCCTACACAACCTTAGACAACCGCCGAGTTGATGAACCTCAATTTACTATTCAGTTGATTGGGGTTATTTTTGATGATGACGGCAACAAGACTGATGGCAGATATGTTAGACGCCAGATGATATTCTTTGAAGACCCAGATGCCGCCCTAGTTGTGGCCAGAGAGAATGGCTTAAACGTGGCTGACTTTGAGGAAAAAGCTTTTCTAGATGAAATGCGCTACTTAAGAGTTAGAGATTGGCTCCTAGAGAACTTCTACCCACCAGCCAACACTAACAAGAAGCAGAATAAGAAACAAATGGTCATCGGCAACCAAGTAGTTGAGTATTACGAGGTTAGCTCAGTAGACAACTCCGCCATGCCTTTCAACCAACTAGGCAACAAAATAAAGGGCTAGAGTGGCTGGTTACAAACCGCACTCCAAGCAAATAAAAGCCCACCTAGCCTTCTTAACGGGTGGCTATAAGCGTGGGGTTCTACTTTGGGGTCGCCAGACTGGCAAGACCTACTTTGCTACTAGCCATGCCTGGTTAAGTGCGGTTATCCACCAGGGTAGGTATTTTGTGGTCTTTAAGACTTATAAGCAGGCCCATGAGGTTGTTTGGCGCCAATACGTTCCACTCATCCCAAAAGAACTTGTATATAAGACAAACGAGCAGGACTTACTAATTGAACTGAATTACATTAAAGGCCCAGTCAAACTACCAGACGGCACGGTACTTGAAGTTGAGCATGATGAGAATAAGCCTAGAAGCACCATCCAGCTACTCGGTTCTGACCAGGCTGACAGCCACCGTGGTTTTAGAGCTAACGGGATTATCTTTGATGAGTACGCCGACCAGGACCCAGGCAACTGGGACTCTGTTTACGAACCGATGTTCACCACTACTAATGGTTGGGCTATCTTCATGGGTACGCCGAGAGGCTACAACCATTTCTGGGAACTTATAGAACTTAGGCGTTCCGACACCACCTGGTTCTTCCTGCAATCAACTTGGCGGGATTCACCCTACGTCCAACCAGAGCATATGGCCACTGCTAGGCGTGATGCTGAGATGAAAGGAAGCCTCGCTAGCTTCCTCCAGGAGTACGAGCTAGAGTTCCGTTCTGTCCAGGGGGCTGTATACCCATCCTTTAGCCGAAAAGTTAATGTCGTAAAATATCAAGATATACCAAGACCAGACGAAATGACCATTTATGCAGGAATTGACTTCGGCTACCACACCACCGCCTGTTTACTAGTTGGAGTGGACAAAGACCAGAACTGGTATGTGTTTGATGAGATTTACGGACGCCAGCAGATTCTCCAAGACTTAATACCTATTATTAAGGACAAGCTGGCTGGGCTACGGCTAACGCTGATGGTTGGCGACTCGGCTGCCAAAGACGCCATTGAAACCATGGTTAAGCAATTCCCGATAGTCCCCGTCGTCAAACGCGCCGATAGTGTCATCCACGGCATTGACCTAATCCGCACCAAGCTCAAACCTCGCATCCAATTAGTCGGTCCACCCAAACCAACCTTATTTATAGGTGAAAACTGCAAGAACTTCATTAAAGAGATGGAAAGCTACAAATACCCAGAAGATAAACCCAACCGCAACCCTAACGAGCAACCAGTTAAAGAAGACGACCACGGCCCAGATGCTTTACGCTACCTAGTTCTCCACCTTAAATACGGTGTTCAAAAAGACGCCAAGATACCAGAAAGCTCTCTGCTCAAGAAATTTAACGATTACGGCTTCTAGAGTATAATAAGGACACAATATGAACCCACGCACCCAAAAATACATTAAAGACCTCTACCAACTAGTAGAATCGGTACCGTACGGCGAAGTAAACGTTGTTATCCGCCGAGTGGACAAGCACACCGCCCAGTTATCCACAATTTCCGAAGAAACTCTCAGGTATGTTAACAACCAAGAAGCCTTAAATGACCTTGCCGATATGATTAGCAAGCTGATTGAGGCTAGCTTTAGTGGCGAAGCTCATATAAAATTAGAAATGAAGGACGGACAAATCAAAATAATCGGAATTTACGACAAAAAAGACATTAAATATTAAAAAAGAGGCACAAAATGGCGCAAAAAGACGGAAAAACCACTAAAATATCAGAAAACAGCAAATATCAGTACAAGTACCGAAAAGAATACGAATCTGACTGGGATATTCACAGTAATTATATAAATACTTTTGATGCTTACGAATCAATGATGCTCAGTAAGGTCTACGATTCAGTCAGTGGTTCAGTAGATGGCAGTAAAATAACAGACTCCTACGCCATGACCCTAGCCAAAGAGCGAGCCGACCGAGTAATCGCTAAAACCCCAGACGGTGAAACCAAGAGTGCTGGTAAAGCCGACGTTGGCAAAGCTGCTTTCATGGATATTCTTAGGCAGAAGTGGATTTACCCTAACGCCAACGCCCAACGCCCGTTCCAAGAGAAATTAAACCTTTGGCAACTTTATTCTAGCGTTTACGGCTACATGCCAATGTTTTATGACTGGAATGTCAGCTCTTCTGGCTATATCGGACCAGACTGCTGGCTATGGAGTCCCCGCAACCTAGTACCACAACAGGGTAGAGTTAGCCTAGAAGACATGGATTATGTGACTGCTCTAACTTGGATGGGTAAGAAACAACTCCAGGACATCTTAGACGACCAAACCGAAACCGACGATAATGATGAGAACAAGACTGAAATGGGTGGCTGGGACAAAGAAGCCCTCCAGGCCCTAATCGAGATGGCTGGTGACGAAATGACCGATGTTGATACTGAAAAAGATAGCTACACCGTTCGCGACCGCACCCCACAGGCTACTAAAAGAGGTGTTTGCCTAGCTACTCGTTACGAAGCTGGTGAAGACGGCGAATGGATAACTTTCGCCCCCGACCACGCTTACTTAGAAGTTAGACGGATTAAGAACCCCCACAAAAACGGCAGAATACCTTTTGTCATTAAATACAGCCAACCGCTATTCGACAGTTTCTACGGTCTAGGCGACTTCCAACGAGCTAAGCCACTCCAGTTTGCTAGGGACGGCATCCGAAACTTCTACTTCCAAGCAGTCAAAATGAACTTAGTACCACCAATCGTAGCCAACGCCAACGGTGTTATGAAGCACACCTTAGACTACCGAGCTGGTGGCGTTATGCTTGAAACTATCCCTAACAGTATCCGCCGACTTGAAACCTCCACAGCTGGTCTAGCTACCTACCAAGCTGTTCAATCCGACCTTACAGGCAGCCTACTTAGTTTGTACGGGACTCAAAACGCTAGTATCCCTGGCGCAGATGCCCTCAACCCAAGCCAAGGTAAGACCCCGCAAGCCATTAACAACTACTCAGAAAAAGAAGCTACTAGGGACGGTGCAGAACGTCGACACCTTGAGACAGCTATCGAACAACTAACCGACGGATTCTTTAGTTTAGTAGTGAACATCGGCACAGAAGAAATACCAATAGAACTATTCCAAGATGATATTAAGGACATAATTGATGCTGGCCTAGAGGACGTCTTGCAACTATTCGGTGGCAAATTCTCCCCAGACCCAACCATGACCGCTGGCACCCTAAGCGTAGACCCAGACGAACTGAAAGGTGTTGAGTACCGCTTTAATGTCGCCCCCGACAGCACAGTTAAATTAAGCAAAGAAAACCAACTACAAGAGTTGGAACGGATTATGAACAATGTCGCCAAATTCCAGAACCAGTTTAAAGATGACCCAAGAATAGACGTCAACTGGGGACCAATAATGAAGCAATACGGTGAACTGACCAGCATCAAGGGTGCTGACGAATTTGTTAAATTTACCGAAGGCCCAAGCCCACAAGAGTTACAGCAACAGCAAGAGCAGGCTAAGATGCAACAAGAACAGGAAATGCAACAACAGCAGTTCGCCCAAGAGCAACAGATGGCCCAAATGCAACAGCAACCCGAAGAACCACAGCCCCATGTAGGTGGTGATATGGTCTTTAACGACCCTCACATTGCCTCAGCTGCGGACATTATCAAGAACTTGTAAGTAAAAGGAGATAGTCATGGCCCAACACGGTTTAATAGGAGATAACTACGGTATAGACCTACCTAGCGTAGAAGTAGACAAGGACGAACTAGACGAAGAAAAACGGATGGCTCGATTCTCTAAAAGCAAAGAGTACAAAAAACTCAAGCAGATAATGGAATCACGCATCGAGTTCTACCAGAAAGCTTTACCAGACGGACGCCCATTAACAGAAGTAGATACCGCCGAACGAGCGCACATGTGGGTTGTCGCCAATGCCGTTATAGGTGAATTTAAAATGGTCTTGGCCGCCTACGAAGATGCTAACGAGGTAGTTAAAAATGTCCAGTGATATGACCGAAGAAGAACGAATACAGGCGTTTTACCGCAAGCACGGCAAGCAACCACCTAAACACTTTGAGCATGGAACTGAAGAAGACATCAAAGCCAACATGATAGTCCTTAAGCCAAAGCAATGGCGGATGGAAGGCCACACCTTAATAGCGGAAACCGAACACGGTGTCCACGCCCAGAACCTACCAACCGACATTATATGTGCTGGAACTGATGACGAAGGTTTACCAATCTTACAAAAAGTTATATTATCTTAGTATAGTGATAAAACACTAATCTTGGGGTCGACCGTCCCATTAACGGGGTCAGTAAAATAAGAGTTAACAATAAGGAACAAATATGGACAAAGACGCAAGTCAAATGACCGATGAAGAACTTGACCAAATGATAGAGTCAGGTTCACCACTAGAAGAGTCCCCTAGTGAAGAACAGCCTACTACCACAGAGGAAACTGAGGAAGAGGCGGTAGAGGAACAAGAGCAAGAAGAAGAAGTAACATCCCCTGAAAAGGAAGAGGAACCAGCAGAAGAAGTCGCAAAAGAAGACCCGCCAGCCTCTCGAAGAGAAAACCTACGAATCCAACAGCTACTTGAAAAGATTAAGCAACAGCCCCAAAACCAACCAGAAGTCCCACAGGCAACTGGATTAGACTACGGCACAGCATTGGACGCCGACCCAGAAGTCATTAGACAACTGGAAGCCGACCGACAAGCAGCCAGCCAAACGGCATACTCACAAGGATTAGAGCAAGCTAAATCAATCCAATTCCACACCCGACTCGAATTAGACGCCCCTAAAGTAGAAAGCAAATATGCAGTATTGAATCCTCAAGATAAAGAGAATTTCAACCCTGCGCTCGCAGATGCAGTCAACACTTGGTACCTATCCTCAGTTGGATACGACCAAAACACTGGCTCAGTCAAAACTCCAGACATCCGTTACGCAGATTTTGTAGAAGGAATTATGGAACTAGGCGAAGTTATCGGAGCAAAAAAAGCAGCTACGGCTGCAAAGAATGTCGCCAAGCAAGCTCGCACAACAGGCTTACGCCCAGATGGCAGTTCCGCTAAACGACTCGACCTTAGTAAGTCACCAGACCAAATGTCCGACGAAGAGCTAGATGCTTTTCTCAACAAGGCTGGCGTCCCAACTAAATAGAAAAGATAGTCAAACAAACAATTAACAAAAGAAAGAGATTAACCAACCATGGCTACTCCAACAACTAACAGCAACACAACTAAAGCTATTGCTGCAACAGCACAATATGTGCAAGAAAAATGGACACGTGAAGTTGCACAACCATTTGACAAAACTCTACAGGCTGCAAAGCTTGTACAAGACCGCTCAGGACTAGTTTCTGACGGTGGTGACGTTCTTAACATCCCATTTGCAATCGCTGTAGATGCTCGTGCTAAGAGTGCTTCAACAGGTGTTACTTATGATGTACCTAACGGCGCACCAATAACCCTAAACATTGACAAACACTACTACAGTGCTGTTCTTATAGAAGACATCGCTAAAATTCAGTCTAACTACGATTTGAAGAGTGTTTTCCAAACTCGTATGGCTGAAGCTGTTGCTCGTCAAATTGACACCGACATGCTAGGTCTTTACGGCTCAGCTGGTACTACCGTTGCTGGTGGTGCTGCTGTTGATGACGCTGACATCCTTAGCGTTGTTGCTGCCCTAGATGCTGCTAATACTCCACAGGCACAACGTCGTGGTGTTATCGGCCACTATACTAAAGGCGACTTACTAGGCGTAAACAAATATGTTGCTTACGACCAAACTGGTAAATCAGGTAAAGCTACTGACGGTTCTGACGGACTTGTAGGTAGTGTTTACGGCATGGACTTGTTCATGAGCCAAAACGTTCCAATAGACACAACTGGACGCAACCAATTCTTCCACAAGAGCGCTTTGAGCATTGCTAAACAGCAAGCTCCTAAGTTCGAAATGGAATATTCAGTCGACCAAATCGGTTGGAAAGTTGTTCTTCACTGTGTTTACGGTGTAGGTGTAGAACGAGCTGCTAGCTTTGTTCAACTTACTAGAACAACCGCTGCCTAATCTTAGGTATCAGATACAGCTGAGCATCTGTATAAACTGCTCAAGCTGGGAAAAGCAATTTTAGTCCGAGTACCGCTATACAAAACAAAGGATTTATCATGGCAAGTCGAAACGAATTAAATATGAGAGCCGCAGCTGTTGGTTTTGATGGTTCAACCATCGCTAACGACTCTAAGCTAGAACAAAAAGTTCTATGGCTAGAGAAAAATAGCTCCCCAGCTATAACTGGGACAGCCCCAACTGGGACAATAACTGCATCAGGCGTAGCTGTAGCTGGCAACACCATCACTATCGGTGATGTAACCTATACCTTTAGAGCTGCTATAACTGCTGCTAGTCCAGCTAACGAAGTTAAGATTGGCGCAGCTGCTACAAACAGCTTAGACAACCTTAAGGACGCTATCAACGGCACAGCAAATGTTGGCGCACCTGGGACTGAGTATTCTCAGGCAACAGTAAGGCATCCATTAGTAACTGCTGGTGCAAAAGACGCTACTACATTAGTAGTTGCTTCTACTGACACTAACGCCAATGGCGCATTAGCCACCACAGAAACTATGACCAACTGGGCCTGGGGCGCTAGTACATTAAGCGCTGGTACGCTTGGCTCTAAGAACCAGTCAACAAGCACAACTGCTGGTCCTGCTGGTCTATCTGGCGACCGCAATACAAGTCTGTAGTGTATACTTATAGAGTAGTATAACTTTATATAAAAGGATTAACCCGTTCGCAGCGGGTTTTTTCTTTATTTAAAATTCTGTTACAATTAGGGCAGGACCAATCAAATATGAACATACAACGATACGCTAACAACTCTCGGCGGTTTCTATGTTAAAAAGAAGCCTGACCACAGATGAAATACTTGCTGCTGAACAAGCTGCAGAAGACCGTAAACAAAGCCGAAAAGCTGGCTTTAACAAGATGTTAGAGAGAGATGCTGTCATGCACCGCCTATCTAACGGTGTGATTATGCTATGGAGCGTTGACCCTAAGATGGTCAAAACTACCGCTGGTGGCACTTGGCCTAACATCCCAGAGGATAAATTCATGCTAGTTATAGACGGTAAAGAACATTATTTTGACACAGGTGAGTTCAGCCAGTGGCTAAGGTGGGCGTAATGGCTGATTACACAGGCCTACCCGAAGAACTAAAAGCTAAACTGCTTAAATGGGAAGCTAACTCCCCCGCCAACAAGCAAGTCGAGTTATTGTCAGACATTGCCGACATTTCACAGGAAATGTTAAGCACCCTAGACGACCAGAAAAAAGGCTCCGAGGACGCTGTTAAACAGCTCGGCGCCACCCTACTAGACATGAGGGAACAACTTACCGCCTTAAACGCCAAAGAAGCCCCTGAAACCCCTGATACCAGCAAACCAGTAATAGACGCCATCTTCAAGCTAGAGAAGGCTCTAACAGCCCAGAAAGCCCCTGTAGTCAATGTAGCTAAAGCTGACGCCCCAGTGGTAAATGTTGACGCACCAAAGGTAACTGTCGACAACAAGGAAATAGCTAAGATACTGAAAACCGACCTACCCAAAGCTTTCAATGAGGCTATAAAAGGCATAGTTATACCCGAAAACGACGATTCCGCCACCAACCAACTACTAGAGGAACTAAGCCAGAAATTAGACAGCATTGACACTGGTGTCCGCCTTAAACCGCAAGCCCCAGCCACAGTTAAAGTCACCAACCCTGACGGTAGCACTATAGGTGGCTCCGCAGACTATCAATCGTTTAATGACACCACAACCGACGCTAATCTTGTCTACTTGGGTAAAGCATTACCTGGCTCATTAGCCACTGATGCCGCTTGGCAAATCAAGCGCTACAACAAGTCGGCAGGAACAATGACGTTTGCGGATGACGCAACAACTTTCACAAAACAATGGTCTGGGAGGACAACATATGGCTACTAAATTGGATAATTGGCTCTTACTTGGGTATGAGAAATTGGCTCGTGAGCATGGGCTAACTATCGAAGAAGTAAAAGCCTCAACAATAACAATTAAAAACGGTGAGATAACCGT